CCGTACCGAACGGCCATATACCGCTCCACCCCGCCGTCCAGTTCAATAGCGAAAAACAAATCTTCCCCAATGTTCTTGAGCATCGACGCCAGCGCCAAGCGTGCTGCTTGATACGTCGCGTCGCTCGTGCCGACAATGTTCACGCCGATGCTGATGGTGCGGGCCTTCCACCGCTGATGCACCACGGTGTCACCAGTCTGGTAAACCCCGTGTCTCGTGAAATACTCGACAGGCGGCAACCCGAGCCCATCCACGCCCTGCACCAGATACGGGTCTGCCAGCTCGATTTCGTCGCTGTACGCGTTGCGCAAATAGTATCTGAATCCCACGGCTAGGCCCCTATCATCTGGAGCGTCGAGATCGTGTTCGCCAAGCTAACCTCGTCCTCCATCGTGTGATACACGGCTGTGATGTTATAGTTCGTACCGTTCACTCCACCGGGCGTCAACATGCCCCCACTCATCGAGCCGATCCCGCCATTCGACGAAACGCCGAGCGGCATGATCGACGACGCCTGGAGCGGGCGACCGTCGGCTCCGTTGTCGTCGCCGGTAAACAGACCAATGACATCGCTGATAAAATTCTTGATCCATGTGATGATCCCGCCGAATATCCCGGCGTCCCCTGCGGGGCCAAACAGACCATCTCGCACCTGCTGGAACGGCGCCAACAGGGCGTCGCGTACCGAGTTCGCCAGCCCCGCAATCGTGGTCTTGAGCCCGGTCATGAACGTCGAAACGCTGAGTTTCATCTTCGGCCAAATGCCGTTCGGCTCACCGAACAACAGGTCGCGGGCGTCCTGGAACGGCTTGAGCACCGCGTTCTTGACGCCCGTGGCAAGCTCAACGATCTTGTCCTTGATCTTGCCCATCCACTCGCTCACGGCGTCGCGCATGGCCGTCCACTTGGTCACCAGCTCTTTCTTGATGTCGCCCCACCAAGTCTCCCAATTCCGCTGGATCTCCTCGATCTTCTCCTTGATCCTGAGCCGGATGGCCTCAACCAGCTCCACAACCTTGTTGCGCATCCCCTCCCAGGTCTCGCGCAAGAACGTTTTAATCGCCGCCCACGTCGTCTTCCACCACGTCTCAATGGCGGTCACCACTTCCACGATCTTGGTCTCGATAGCCGTCACCAGCTCATCGACCTTGGCCAGCATGTCCTCCCACGCGGCCTTCAAGAACGCCTTGATCTCGTCCCAATGCTCCTCCCACCACGTCTGGATAGCGGCGACTACCATGGTGATGATGTCCCAAATCGTGTTAATCGCGTTCTCCACCAGAAGCTTCATGGTCTCCCATAGACCGAGCAACGTTTCCTTGATCTCGGTCCACGCGCCCTCCCAGTCGCCGGTGATCATCAGCATCACCGTCCGAATGATACCGAGCACGAAATTGATCGCGCCCTCTACAGCTATCTGGATCATGTTCCAGATGCCCTCCAGGTATCGCTGGAGGTACGGCCACACGGTCTCCCACACGGTCTGAATCGCGGTCAGCACCCAATTGATTACGGCATAGACGGCGTTCAACACGGCCTCGACCGACGCCTGAATGAGATCCATGTTGTCCGTAACCCACTTCTTCATCTTCGCAAACATGCGCTGGACGAATGGAATCACCGCATCCAGCACGGCCTTGACGACCTTCTGGATCCCGGTCCACACTGCGGTCCACGTATCCTTGAGTAGCTTCGACCCTTTCTCAGTCCTCGTCAGCAGAAAGATCAACCCGCCGATCACGGCAATGATGAGAACCACCGGGCCCAGGACTGCCAGAATCGCGGGCGACATAAGCGCAAACGACGCCGACGCTGCGGCGATAGCTCCCGAGATGACGCCCACCGCCGAAATGACAGACCCGACTATGATCAGCAACGGGCCAAGCGCGGCCACCACTGCGGCCACAACCAGGCCGATCTGAATAAACGCCGGGTCTGCGTCGGCCAGCTTGGCTATCAGATCCCCGAACCACGCAATCAGCGGCACCAAGGCTTCAATCAGGGGCGTAAGTGCGACAATCTGGAACGTCTCGATGACGCCACCGAGCTGCTCCATCGCGGCGTTATATCCCGTCGTGCGCGCGGACGCTGATTCCTGCGCCGTCGCGGCGTCCTCGGTCTTGATCGCAAACTCGTCCATGGCACCCACGCCGGTGTCGAGTAGCGCAATCATCGCGTTCTTACCATAGCTGCCAGCGATGTCCGCGATGTATCCGGCTCGCGTCTCTTCGGTCATGATCTGTGTGGAGGTGACCGTCTCGCCAATCTTCGACGACAACAACCCATGCTCTTCTGCCGACAGCGCCAGCTTGTCATTCAATGAGGCAATGGCGGCGGCTCGCTGCTTGTCGGTCTTGGTCGCCATCAGCGTGCCATCGTTAATCATCTGGATCTTCTTGGCGGCATCCTCTCGCGCCTTCGTCAGCGTCTGGAGGCGCTTCGTCTGCCCCTCTGACAGCGCCGCATGAGTGCGCGTGATGGTGCTGCCAACCTCCAGCTTGGTCGAAAACTCGTCCATGATCTCGGCGCCCGACTTCATGACTCCGTTCTGGTCATACAGCTTAATGTTCAAGTCGCCCAGGGCTTCTGTGACCGTCTTCGTGTCCCGGTTCATATTGTTGAACATAGCCTTCAACGCCGTGCCAGCCTCGGCGCCACGGATGCCTCGCTCAGACATCATGCCGAGCATCCCGTTGACTTCTTCCATCCCGAACCCGAATGCCGACATCGTTGGCCCCGCATTGATCTGCGCATCGGCCAACTCGCTCACGGACGCCACTGAGGCGTCCGCGGTCTGCACAAAGTTATTGGCGATCGACGCCGCATCGTCGGCGTCCAGGCCGTAGGTCTTCATCGCGATAGACACGACATCTGAGGCTCGCGCCAAGTCCAGCTCTGACGCCGCTTGTAGGTCGATAGCTGCACGCATGGCGCCCGACAGCGAATCGCCATCTTCAAGATAGCCGTTCAAGTCTCCGAACATATCGTTCGTCGTCAGCCCGGCCTTGTAAAAATTATCCAAGGCCTCTGCGGCCTCAGACGCGCTGATACCAACTAGCTCGGTATCGGCGCCAATCTTGAGCGCGGTATCTGCCAGCGTCTCCATGGGGATGTTGGCGTCACCGCTCGACACCATCAAAATGTTCATCTGCGACTGGAAATCAGCGGCAACGCCAACGCCAGCAGCCCCGAACGCGACGATCGGCACCGTCAGGCCTGCCGTCATTACGGCACCGGCCCGCGTAGCCGACGCGCCCATCGAGCCCATCTTCTGGCTGGTTGTCTGTTCTGCGTTGTCCATTCCCGCATTCAGTTTGGTGTCATCGACACCCAACTCGAGTACGGCGGAGCCAAGACCTTGTGCGCTAATCCCGCTTGACATAGATCTTTCTAACCCCTATCATCGCCAACTGCCCAACCGTCGGGCGCAGCTTCTCGTGCCCCTCGTTCCGCCAGCTCTCGATCATGCGCTGCCGAGCGCCAGCATCCATGTGCGGGGCCAGCGTGGTCTCAACCATAATCTGCTTGATCTCGGCTACGCGCTCTGCTCGTCGCTCCATGTACGCCTCGATCATCGCCATCGGCATTCTACCGATCTCACTCGGCGGGATCTGATACGGCCACGCGCTCAGGACGCTGTAGACGGTGCCCCAGTCTGTGGGGCCTCCGCTTTTTTTTCGGGCGCCTGCGCGATGCTCTGCTCTTGGTAGAACGTCAACACCTTCATCATCGCGGCCCAAGTCAGCCCCATCTCGGCTAGCTCGGGGTTCAACAACGCCAGCAGCTTCGTGATCATGGTGTTGGCGCTGACGAACCAATCGGCCTCATGCTTTTCGGCTTCCTCAGCCGTGTGTCCCTTGGCATATTCCTCTGCGCCAGCGCCTATGCCATGCAGCACGCCATTATACAGACGCTGGATAGTCTGGAACTTTTGCGCCTCCACCGGGCCAAACGCCTCCATGGGCCGCAGCTCATACTCCATACCGCCAAGCGTGACGACGATGGGGCAAGATTGCCCCATCAAGTCGTCTAGATTCAAGACCTGTCTCTTTTTTTCAGACATGCACTACTCCCTACGCCGTCGCGTCGTCGTTCTGGGCGATGACTCTGCCGAACTTCTCAGAGACCGAGGCCGCATCGGGGTCTTCAAGTGCCCGCAACTCCACCGGGATCACCATGTTGCCGTCTTTCTTGTACGCCAGGGCGGTGCTGCCCGAGCAATACCCGACCGGGATCTCGTACTGGATCGGATAGCTGTCACCGTATGGCGACTGCTCCTCGCCACGAATCAGGAACGAATACCGATCGACTGTTGGGCCTCGCGTAAGGCCAAGCGACTTGATGCCGATCTGACTCGCCCCAGGCGCGACGGTCGTGATTGCGTTGCCCATCACCAGCGCAAGGTTCTCCAGCGTGCCCTCTACCAGATTGATCGCGACGCCCAACGTCTCCTGCGTCCGGATGGCCTTCTTCGGGCCGGTGCTCTGATCGGTAAAGACTTCGCTGATTGTCTGCTCCATATTCAAGGTCACGCCGTCCTGCGTCTCGCCCAGGTCGGTCCAACCGACGCCCGGCTCGGCATCTACGTCGGGGAACGCGGTGCCTTCGTCGGCAATGTGCATACCGCATACACCAGTGATGATCTCGTACGTCTCCATTTTGCTTGAGCCTCCTAGCTCGTAGACTGCTCGCTGGCCAAGACGGCCCACGAACTCCAAACCATAGGCCAAGCGGTATCGGGTTCGCGGCCCTGAAATGGACCACCCGCCCGCCGAGCTGAATACAACTTCACCCCTGCTGCTACCTCGCGGCCCATGTTCCGCATGGCATCGTGCGCCGCTTGGTACACGGTCCTAGCCTCTTTCGGCGTCGAGCCGTAGCACGTCAAGTCAACGTCACAGTGCTCAATCGGCGCATCATTGATGCTCGGCCACCCGCCTGCCAGGCGAACGACCACACATGCCCTCGGCATACTGGTAGACTCGCTCTCGGGCGTCTCCGCTGGCCAGATCCGCGTAGCGACGACTGCCGCCACCGCGCTGTCCGCTGCGAGATACGCCTGCACGGCGTCCACCACGTCCGGTAGCTGACTCATTGCAGATGGGCCTTGAGTCGGTCTACCAGCTTCGGATACTCTTTCTGCGCCGCCGGTCGCAAGTACGCCTTGCCCTTCGGCTCTGGCGAAATCTCCTGTGCCAGCGCATAGTTCACGTTGAATGACCCCCATCGGCCAATCCACCCACGCTCCGGCGTATACACCGCGTCCTTGGCTTGAATCGATCCTTGCAACAGCCGCGTCTTGACATGCACTCGGTCCTTGGCCGGAATCACACAAGCGTGGGTCGTCTCGTCAATGGCCAGCTTGGAGGCCCTGGCGATCCTAGCCACGACCTCATCACCCCTCCAGCTCTTGAGAGTCCACTTCACGCGATCACCTCCATCGTCACGAGCTGGTGGTTGGGTTTACGCACCACTTGAACGATGCGCAACGTACGCGATTCAACGCTCGATCCGCGTCGGTCCATAACGGCCGTCACTTGGTCGCCCTCGGCCACGTCTGCCGTGAGCATAACCAGCATCTGGTGGGTGTAGAGGTTTACGTTGACGTCGCCGCGCTGTTCGCCGCGTTGGCGAACAGAAGGCTGGTAGTAGTAGCACGCCTCTGCCGTCTCGGCGGCCTGCCAGCTGGGCGTCTGTGCGTTGTTTCGCGCGTCGTACGTGGCCAGGTTGGCATCACGCTGGCTGGTGAACCGATGCACCATGCGGCCATAGATGCTCATGCGAAAACGATTCCCCGTGGCCGCAAAGCGGCCAACAGGCGCTCGCGTTCGCGGCGATAGTCCAACGCAGTCATGGAATAGTCCGAGCCACCCACGCCCTCGCTAGCCAGCCCCTCGTAGGCAGCCGCCAGCTTGCAGAGCTGCACCAACGCCAGCTTGCGCTGCGCTGCACGATCCTCGGGGACATATGTCACGGTGACGCGATCGCCCCATTCGTCACGCGGGTTGTCCCCTGTGTCGAGCCGCTCTAGCACAGCGTCGTGCCAGAGACGATGGTCGTTGGCGGACAGCGTCGTATCCTCATCGGAGACGGTCTCGATCACCGTCGTGATGCTGGCCGTCTGCCTGGGCAACACGAGCCGATCCCCGCCACCGGCCAGCATGGCGTTGGCCGCGGCGTGCGCCCCGTAGCGCCTGATGATCTCGGATTCCTCCGAATCCAACAGGCGCTGCAAGGCGTCGTCACTTAGGTCGCTTTGCAGATGCTCCTGGAGCTGTGTCGTCGTGAGTAGCGTCGCTGTTGCCATGGGTACCCTTCTTCGCCGGGATCCGGCCCTTGTTCTTCGCCGGGATCCGGCTCTTGTTCTCAGGCGGGCTTTTCATGCTAGTAGCGCAAGGCACTGACGGTCACTGACAGGAACGGGCTCGCCGTCACCGTCACGTTCTCGTCCGCATCGTTGTAAAGTTTCGTCTGGAACGGACCGGCGACCTTCGACGCGCCGGGCCCGACCACGAACGACATGTCGCCCACGGCCATTCCGTAGAACAACACGGGGGTCGTGGCCGTGATTGTCACCGTGGTGATGTTGTCATTCGTGATGTAAAGCATCACGCGACCGTTGTTATTGAACGTCACCCCGTCGGTCACCACCGACGTGAAGGCTGGCGTGATCGGTGTCGAGGACGACAGATCCTGCAGCGTCAACGTAGCCGGAGCCGCAGACACGACCAGCGCCAGAATCAGACACACCGCAAGTAGAATCGATGCGCGTAGCAAACGTCTCATCATGCTCCTTTACTCAATCACCAACACGGTGACGGTGGACGTTGTAGCCCAATCAACACTGCCGCCATTACCCAACGAAACCAGCTTGTTCGTGTTGTCGATGACGGTCTCACCATCCCATGCAGTCACGGCCCCGCCGCTTGTCGCGATGACTGCGACCAGCACCGCCACGGGCACAAAGTCGAACGCAAAGTGCATGTTCCCCAACGTGACCTCGGTCGCGTTCGGAACACGATCGACCAGCACCATCTTCTTGATGGCTGCGGCTGCTCCGCCTAGCATGGTCGCTGCGGCCCACACGTTGTTCGCTCCGGCCAGCGTCTCGGTACACCCGAGCACCACGGCGCCCACGGCATCGGCCACCAGCAGCATCTCAGTCGTGCCGATGTCGACAGCTATGACGGCCTCAGTGCCAACCTCGTTAATGGTCGCCAGCAAAGCGTCTGTGCCTGCCGCTGGTGTCAGCGTCGTATCAAGTCCGACTGGGATGTTAGTTGTCCCAGGCGAGTCCGAAATGTAAATGTCCACCGCGTCGGCGTGACTCGCTGGCGTGGTGCCACATGCGCCGCGCTCAAACGTGTAGCTGTGGCCAGCAATGACGGTCACGCGCATGTACTCGGTCTCGGCGCGGATCAAGTCGCCCACCGCCAGCACCGCATCGATGCCGGTGTACGCGGTCATGTCCACCGTCAGCGGGTCCGTGGTATTGCTCCACGAATCGTCCGCCGTGTCGTCGCCAGAGTCCGAATTGATGATGTCCACCTCGTAGGTGTCAGCTCCAATAAGCACTGTCTCGTCATCAGCCACAGCGGTCGGGACGTACAACACGTTCTGCGCCACCACACCAGGGAACCGCAGCAGCATATTCAACTGCGCTTCGGTCGCTGTTACGTCGCCATCGTCCAACATCTGAGACCAAACCGGCGACGCCTGTGTGCCTGTGTTCACGTACACCGCAGCATTGACCGTATCAATCAGCGTAGCGCCGACTGCCGCGATCCCCGCGAACGTGACCCCATCAGCAGGCATGCCCGCATACTCCAACGGACTGCCCCTGCCGGTGCCTTCGATATAAGTCATGTCTCTCTCCTCTTCTATCCTGCACGGGGCGGGCGCGAACCCGCCCCGGACTTCCAGTAGATGCCGGTCCCTTCGGCTAGATGCCTGTCACCTTGCAGAACGCTGTGGGGCGGTAGATCGGGAACGCGCACCGGAAGTCGGCCCGAATCGCCTGCTTGCCCGAGATGAAATAGGTGCTGTGGCTGTTCGTGATCTGAAAGTCCACACCGCCCTTCATCACCAGCTCGCAATACTGAGCGAACGAGCCCACCAGCGCCGTGTTCTCGGTCTCTTGTGCCGTCTGAATGACCGGCAAACCCCAGATGCGCTCGATGCCCGCCTCTGACGGGCTACCCCAGATGTACACACCGTCGGCGGTGCGCAACAGGCGGACACCCTGCCAGTCGTTGGGATGCATCACCACGGCGTTCGGCTCTGCTCCACCAGTCACACGAATAGCGGTCATCGCCTTATACACCGCGTCTGCCACGGGATCATCACCCTTGGCCTGCGTCTGCACGCTCGAGTTGTCCAGCAGCCCCTCCAAGTTCGGAGGAGTACCATCACCGACCAGCACTTCGGAGCCCAGACGCTGGTTCATCATCAACGTCAGGCGGTTGTTCACGTACCCACGGGCATACGCCACATCCTCAAGCTGCTCGTCAGTCATCGGCAACCACACGCCGATCTTGCGGACCGAGCTGGACCGCTCAGTCAAGGCCAGCGCGGCCTCGCCATAGGTGCCGCCCTCAGCGGTCTCTGCAGCGTTGTTCGTAAACGTGGTCTCTTCCATGTACTTGATCGCTACCTGCGTAGTGGTGCCCTTCGGAATCAGGTCCAGGATGTTGGGCATGGTCTGAATGCTGAACAACACCGGTCGGCTGCGGGTCGTCTCCGGCGCCCAGCCTGCACCAGTCTCGAACAACGTCTTCGTATCCATCTTCACGCTGGCAATCGGTCCCTGGCCGCCCTTCCAGCCCTTGAGCGCCGCACTCTCAACAAACATGTCACCAAGGCCCTGCGGCGCCTGGTTCCCCTTGCTCTGCGGGATGCTGGCGGGAGCCTGGCCCTTGAGGCCTTCCCCAATGCTCTCGACGGCAACCAGACTCTCGACTTCGACGCCAAACGCCGTCAGCTCGTCGTTGAGCCGCTTGATCTCTGCGGCCTTGACCACCGTGTTCTCAAAGCTCTTGAGTTCTTCAACCTTGCTCAAGTCCAGCTCAGGGCCAGCGGCCTCAAAGATGCTCGCCAGTACCGCCTGCTTGGCCTTGAGTTCGTTACGCTTCTGATTCAACTGGTATCCCATGATGCTCCTTTACGCGCCTATGGCGCCTGCCAGCGCCGCTCTTGTGCGCTGGTATTCAACAAACAAACCCGACACATCGACCACCGGCTCTGCTTCGGCGGTAAGCGCCTTGACAGCTTCGCTCAGATACCCGAGCTGCTCGTAAAACTCTGCCAGCTTCCCCTTGTGGTCATCCGAAAGCCCTCGGCCATCCTTCGCTCGGAGAACGACAAGCGATTCCGTGCGCTCGATCCACGAGGCCACGGCAGTAAGCGCCGCGTCTCCCTGGTCGTTGTACGACTGCCGATGGCTCTTTATCGCCTCGGTGTAGGTTTCTCGGTTCATGCCGATCAGCACGGGGCTGACCTCGAATGTCTCGCCGCGCACCAGGTAGCGCGCTTGTCGGTCGTCGTCATCGTCGTCAAAGTCGCCTGTCTTGGATTCAAGAATGTCGAACCCAAACGACCACTCCTGCAGACCGCCCATGGCCTTGACTGTGCGGTAGTGTTCCGCGCCCTGTTGCGTATCCATGAAAAAGTGGCCATCAAATGTGGCCCGGTCATCCTGGACCTTGATCACGCCTTTGCCTGGCGGCAGGCTCCACCAGTCGTGCCCCCAGGCAGCCATCGCAACCTCTTGGCCGTCGGTGAAAAAGCTGGGCAACACCACATCGTTGCCCTCATCGCGTATGTTGAACACAGAGAAGGCGGCCATCACGTGGCCCTCATCGCCCTCGGCTGTCATCGCGGCCTTGAATGTTTTGGTTGCCATGGTCTCTCCTAGATGCTATCCCGTACGATGGGCGCGAAATTGCGCACGCAACGCGGATGTTCCAGCGGGTTTTGCTCTGCCTCATCGAAGGTCCACGTTGCGCCGTCGGCGGCTATACATTCCGCATCCCAATCGACGCCGTCATAGACCCGAATGGCCTCGACAATGTCGGTGTATCGATAGGCCATCACGCTACTTAGGTTCTGCGCCAGTTTGGTCTCGGTCCTGGCGATCGTCTCGCATCTGTACTGGCATGCTGCCAGGTCACCTGCGTCAATCGCCGCGGCTTCGCTCAGACCTCTGGCCAACGCCGACTCGTATGCCTCTTGGTACATACCTGGGAACATGTGCCGCCCCTCGATGTAGCCACGCATCCGCCGGGCCATCGCCTCTGCGCCGTCGCCGTCCTCGCGAGCAGCCAGCAAGGCGGCCATCACGGCGTCGCGTGTCTGTTGGTCTGCCTGGATCAGCTGCCCGCCCTGGCGGATCAGGTCCATGGCCACCGGGTCGTTGAGGTTCACCCCCACCGGCACGCCCAACGTTTCCTCGATCAGGGCGAACGTGCTTTGCATCACCAGCGACCAGTACTGTTGGGCCACGTCGGTGATCTGGTTGGCCACATCCGGCGGGATTACGGCATCGACCATGCCACCGCCCTCGACCACGATCTCCCACGTGTCAGGCCATTCGACCGGATCTGCCGCGTCCTTTTTGCCCTTGCGGCTCTCGCCTCTAGCCACCACATCGCGGGCCAGCTTTTGAAGTGCCTTGACCAGTGCAGCCGACATGGCGACCTCAACGGCGCTGCGTGTGCGCTGGAATCCGCGGATCAGGCGCACATCGCGCAACGGTGCGCCAGTTAGGTCAAGCCCTGGTGTGCCGCTTTTCCGGCCCTTGGCGGGCGTATTCTCCTCGGGATCCTCGTCCGGATCCTCGATCGGGTCGCTGTCCGTGTCCGGCTCTGTCTCTGGCGTCGGCTCAATGTCCACTGCCAGGCCGTCAACGCCAATCGCTACCATGTTCAGTTTGCGCAGGTACACATCGTCGCCGTCTTCCACGGGCAAACCGACCGCGCTCTTGGCCTCGGCGACCTTGACCCATCCGCTATCCACGCCCCGCGTCAGGCGCTCGAATAGCGTGTCCTGGTCCTCTTGGAGCACGCGCACCAGTGCATTGTCGAACGCGCAGCGCTGGGTTTCGTTGGTCGCAAAGTCGGGCAGGAGCTGCAGATCCAGCGTCTCGGCAATCACGGTCTGCAGTGGGATGATGTTCGACTCGTACGCCATCTCGCGTAGCTCGCGCATCGTGGCGCCGACCTTGGTCTGCTCCAGGCCGCTGGATAGGCCCACCACGGCCGCGGGGATGCCCAGCACAGCGCTTACACGCGCCTCGGGCATTTTGCGCAGCGCTTCGAGGTTCATCTGCGCCGGGTTGAACGCCACCGGCGTGACCTTGGCCCTGGCACTGAGCACCATAGGGGATCCTGTGCGGTCCCCACCGAACGTGTTCATGTAACTGGCCTTGATGGCATCGGCCCCTTCTTGATCGATCTCTGTCTCATCATCATCAGGCGCGATGATCACGCTGGGTACGCCGCCATTGCGCAGCAGTGAAGCGCTCCAGTTGGCGGCCTCATCGTCGGTGAATACCTCGCGTGCCAGGCAGGCCAGGTCGGATAGCCCCAAGCGCGTGTTCTCCGGATCGAGCCCCTGGCGAAAGTGGACCACGTTGGCCGGGTCGTATCGGTGCCGTTCGCCATTCACGATGTATTCATAATGCGAGATGTAGGCGCTGCCATCGTCTGGCCACCGCGGCGCCATGAGTTCCTGCGGGATCCACCAGAGCTCGGTTACCTCGAGGTGGCGGCCTCGCACCTTGAGCCAATAGGCGTTGCCCGTGGCCACCAGGTCATTCAGCATGGCCCGCCATAGAATGCGCCCCGAGTAGTACGGGTTGGGCTTGGCCAGCCGCAGTGCTAGGTTGTGCCCGGGAACGGGCTGCTCGACGCCCTCAGTGTCCGTCTCCAGCACCTGCAGTGGCGCCTCGGGGAATGTTCTCTGTATCCACCCGATGCACGCCACGACGATGCTGTTGCCGCGACCGTCGCCCACGTGGGCCGCATAGTCGTAGCCCGTCCGGCCCAGCCCACGCACGGCCCACAGCCGCACGCTGCCCGACCAGCGCATGATCGCCTCGCCTAGTTTCTTGAATAGCGCTTTGATCATCGTGCGGTCAGCCGCCTCTTTTTGTTCAGCATTAGCTCGGATAGCGCCCACACAAGGGCGTCCATTCGGTCAGGGCTGTCCATGCCCTGGTCTGGCGCCCAGTCGCACATCTGATCCTCGAGTTCGGCGAATGCGCCCACGTGATGGACCTTACCCTTTTCATAGAGCGCCGAGACTGGCTCGGCTCTCGTGTATTTGCCCTTGGAGGCGTGCACCTTTTTGTAACTCACGCTGGCGTCCTGGGTGCGCAGCACCGTCTCGATCAGGTCGCCGCCGTTGTTGGCCTCACCGATGATCCGGTCGGCATCGTATTCGGCATAGAGCTGAATGGCCCGGCCCGCCCACTGGTTGGCGCTCGCTCTGAGCGAGCCGTCGCCCAACACGTACCCATGCCCGTTTGCGCCTAGCCCAGCGACCACAATGCCGGTCTCGTCGCTATTGGCATTGCTCGTCACGGCCGGGTCGATGGCCACCACAACCCGTGTCAGCTCTGGCGCCTGCGCGACTCTCAGTCGGTCGATCTGGTCCCTGTTCCACAGCGCGCCAGGGTTATCGTCCAGGATCTCGGCATAGATCTCTTGGCGTCCCAGCCGGGTGCCACCATAGGTGTCGAGAATCTCATCAATAAATGTCGGCGCCAGGTTGGCCCGATTCTCTAGCGTCGAGCCTCTGGTGATCACCGCGTTCTTGCGCTTGAGCAGCTTCTTGACCAACGGCGTTGGCCTGGGCGTCGTGGTCACAATGCACTGGGGACGCGTGCCCAATCGCAGTCCGAACATGAGCTGGTCCCATGCGTCGCTGTAGCGCCATGCCGCCAATTCGTCTGGCCAGGCCAGGTCGTGCTGGGGGCCGCGCAATTGGTCTGGCCGATCACCCGAGTACGTCGTGGCGATCGCGCCGTTGGGCCAGGTCAGTCTGCGCAGGCTGGGCTGGTATTTCGGCATAAACCACGGTGGCGAACATGCCAAGAGCCCGCTCTCTCCCTGGACCATCACGTCGCGCACATCGGCGGCCGTTCGGCCGACCAGCGCCACGCGCCTGTATCCCTCGTGCTCCACTTTGTAGCGGACTGCCTCGGCGCCCGTCCGCGTTTTGCCGAACCCGCGCCCGGCCAGAATCACCCAGGTGTGCCAATCGCCTGGCGGGAGCTGCTGCTTGTCTCTGGCCCAGAATGACCAGTCATAGAGCAGCGTCGCTGCCTCATCATCCGTCAGTTGGCTGATCAGCTCCGCTCTCTGTTCCCTCGGGAGCGAGGCGATTGAGGAGCTGTGCAAGTTTGTCCTTTGCATCTGTTTTCAAGTCCGGCGCCAGGTCTAGCTCTTTGCGGTCCGTGAATAGCTTGTGATGCCTGCCGATGTGCACCAGCGCCGCTTGTGCGTCGTAAAACTCGACTACGAGGTTGCCTTGCCGATCCCATTTCGTGCCCTTTACCAGGTGGCCCTTGCCATCTTCCAGGAGGCGGGCTAGGTCTATCGAGCCATCTTCTAGCAGGTACTCGGTCCATCCGCCCCGGCCTTGCTCTGCCAGCCGGGTCAGCGCCTCATCGGCGCTCATGGCTTTTTCGGCCAACCGGGCCTTGATGAGGGCCTGGATGTCAACAAATGACAACAATCGAGAGCCTTGGCGGCGTGGATGGGCGTATCCAGCGCGTCGAGCCGCCTCTGATGCATTCCAGCAACTGAGGTACTCTTCTACAAACGCGCGTCTCTTTGCCGATAGGCGACCCACAGCATCACACCTCAATAGAAAAAGCTCCGGGCTATTCACCCAGAGCATACCAATCATCACTGACACCGCATGTCAGCCCCACTGACGCGTTCGCGCTAGGACATGTCACAATCCTCCATTTGTCCATAGGCCACGCGCACAACCAGCGGCGTATAGAGCGGTTCGGCCTGCAGATCGGCCAGGTCGCGGTAGATCGTCCGCTCGGATACGCAGTACCGGTCTGCCAGAGCAGCAACCGTTCGCGGCCGTTCCTTTATCAGCTCGATCATGTTCGTCAGTCGCACCGCACGCTTGACCGTCTGGCTGCACATGCGCGCTATACCTCCCTGATCACAATGAGGACGCCTTCGGAGTTCTTGCCCTTGGCGCAATACTTCATCGCGTTGAGCTTCACCACCTGATTGTCGTCCACCCACGCCACGCCATTGAGACCGTCCAACACGGCCTTAATCATGTTTCCAGATCGACATGCGGCGTTCGCTTGCGAGATGCGCGATAAAACGTAAGTTCGACATGCAACAGGCGCGGCGTAGGCTCGAGACCGGGATGGGCGCCCCGGAACGCCCACCCCACCTTCTCCTCCCAGGTCTTCGTCGCTTGCGCGGTGTACACGTGCCCGCTCTTCGTGAACCTCGGACGCTGCTTGGTCATCGGCTTACCGTACACGTAGCAACTCAGCATCATGCCTCCTGTCGTTCTGGTAGCTCCCACCCCTGGACCTTCCGATTTCGATACGTTCGATAAAACTCGGCCTCCGCTTGAACGCGCTCGTACCTCTCACGCCGCTCTATCGTCCATGCCGCAAAGTCGGCCATCACCGCCGCGTGCTGCTCAACGGTCACATGCTGGCAATGCCTCCGCTCGCACCCGATACAAAAACACGTCGCTGCGATCTGGTCCTGATGACTCTCGCTCATGGCCAACACGCACCGCATCTTCGGGATCGGGCACGGGCTCTTCGCACCCGTCGTCTTCAACCGGAACCCTGCTCGCACTAGCACCTTCGTGATCGTATGCGAGTCTCGATGAATGCGCCGCGAGATTTCTGCCCGGACTATGCCGTCCTTGAACATCTGCACGATTCTGGTGCGATCCTCGTCCTGCAACCGATGGTAGCCTGTCACCCGTCCACCTCCTTGTACGGCTCCACAATCACCTCTGCCGGGCCATACTGCTCTTTCGTATGCGCCCTTGCTTTATCCAAACACGACAGCAGCCACCGCCCCTCGGGCGGCGTGATGGGGCACCGGCACTCGTCGTCTGCGCACCGCAACCGAATTGCGGCCAACCTCTCGCAGTCCTCAACTCCCGCTCGGATCGCCACTAGCCGTTCGTTGTCTCTCATCGCACTGGATCCTTTAGCCGGAAATCGGCCGCTGGCAATGTCAGCGTCGTGACCAGTTTCCTGTCTGCCAAGCGAGAGCGCAATCTGGCGTTGAGCTCGGCTGCCTTGGCGTCGGCCAGGTTGCTGTTTGACGTGATCACCAGGGGCAAGCGCTCCTCATACCGATGGTTGATGATCTGGAACATCTGTTCGATGACCCAGTCGGTGTCGCGTTCCGCGCCCAGATCGTCCAGCACCATCACCGACACGTTGAGCAGCCAGTCCAGCATCTGGTCATAGCTGCCATCGTTGTATCCTTTGCGCAGTACCTTGAGCATGGCCGGCACGGACCCCCAGTAGCAGCCGATCCCCTTCGCCAGCACCTCGCCAACGATGGCATGGGCCAGGTGCGTCTTGCCGCATCCCACGGGCCCGATCAGGCTCAGCCACCCTTGTGGGTCGGCGGAGAAATTCTGGCATTTGTCCTTGATCCAGCGCATATCCTTGATCGTTGCGTTCCTATCCTCGCCCGGGAGAGCCCTGCACGCCTCGGCGCTGAATGCCGAGAATGTGTGCTGTTGCAGGATGGTAGAGCTGACGTTGGCCTTGGCCCGCAGCCTCTCAGCGTCTCGCTTGGCGATGTCGCTCTGCTTGCACACGCATGGTACCGCTTTCCCGAACAAGGGATGGCCTACCGCTACGGGCATGCGGACGTACCCCATGCCGTTGCAGCAGCAGACCGAAATCTGCAGTGCCGCTGCCTCAACTGTCTGATAGGGTAGATCACGGATCTGCATTGGCTAGTCTCTCCTGGCGCTGAATTCGCGCCTGCTGTGCCCACTCTTCGTTGCTGGGTAGGTCGTCCTGGGGGGATGCACGACGCCCTGGCGAGGCGCGAGACTGGCGTGTCGCGCGATTGTTTGGCCTCTGGCCAGGGACGCAGTTCTCTCGCTTGCACCGCTCCAGAATGGGCCGCACATAGCGCGGGATAGGCGTCGTGCCTGAATCGATTGCTTCCTGAAGGGCCAGGCGGAACAGATGCTCGTCTCCAGCCATATCCCGTAGATCGCGCCACACCTGATCCGCCTCTCTCGAGCTCGGCATCACGCCAAACCTCTCTAGTAGCGCCCACAGAGGATCTCTGACCGGCGGTTCCGGTTCTGACGACGCCAAAACCTCGCGCGCGCGTGCTGTAGCTGATGTAGTATCCTGGGACGGGGACGGGGACGGGGACGGGGACGGGGTGGACACACTAACACCGTTATGCCCTGCATTAGTAACGCCGTTACTAACAGTGTTACGCGGATCGGTGTCACACTCTTCGTCACGCCCTTCGTAACGCCCGTCTGCCCCTCGATTCCTATCGCGCCAATCCGCCTGGCGCTTGGCGTTGGCTTTGCGCTTGGCTTTGACCTCAGCCCCATCTGGGTTGTATTCGAGATAGTCGTGGATCATGTGCCCGCCATCAGTGGGCTCCCACAGCCCGACTTCGACCAGGCGCTCGACACAAGCCGGCACCTCGGGTACCTGCGCCATGGCGCCGACAAGGGGCAGAGCGCCATCCGGGATGAACCCATCGGTTAACTGTGCGCCAGCATAGGTCAGCGCAGCGAGATACAAATCCCGCGCGTCACGCCCGGCGGCAATCACCTTGGGATGCATGAAAAACTGATCGTCGATCTTGGCCCATGCCATAGGTTACTGTCTCCCCAACACAACGCGGGAGGGACATGCCCTCCCGCACTCGGTCTATTCGCTTTCCGGGATGTACGCTGACAGGTCGCGAGCGATCGCCACGGTTGCCTGGTCATCGATCTGTAACGGTGCTCCGGGCAGGTACTGCGCGGCTTTCTCGTAGAGGAACCCTTGCAGCGAAAGCAGTGTGGGAGCGTTGGTGTGGCACCACTCTTCTGCCTCTGCTACGTCATAACTCACTGCCTTCTTGATCCGGATCGTAACGCCCTTGATGGGTTTCTTATTGCGATCTTCCTCGTACATCCGCAGAGCCTCAGCCCGCACATCCGCAGACGCCTTGGCTTCGCTATCGCGGGCAGTCGCCGCAGCAAGCGTCGTGGCGTCGAGTTGTCCGATGAGATCGGGGGCAACTTGGCGAAGTTTGGCATCGATGGCAGTCGTGATCCTGGCTTGTTCCTCTTTGAGGCGCGATCGAGCGACGACATCTGTACCCTGATCCATGCACCGCGAGCGTTGTATTTGGCGCCTACGATCCAGCCGGGTTCCCTGCGCCCCTCTGGCGGCGTGACGAGCACCTGCTGTTTGATCTTGAACTCTGTGCCGCAATAACGGTTGATCCAGGACAGCGCCAGATCTCTGTCGGGAGTCTTGCCCTTGCGGGCGTCCACGGCGATCTCGTTCGCCCTGGCCGTACCGAACACGATTCTGTCGGGTGTCATGATGCCTCCTCCGCTCTCACAGTGGGCCTTCCCGCTTCTATCATGATGGGTTTGATGTCGATGGATGACTGAGCGTTGCCGACGCAGATACCTTGGCTGGCATAGCGGAACTGCAAGGCTCCGCTAGGCCATAGGCAGTCGACGCGCAGATCTGGAGCACTGAACTCGCCGGCCCACCTGCTCGGTGGCACGTGCCAGCAGAGATCATCGGACGCTTCAGCACACTTCTCGATGTGCGAGTCTCCGTCTTCGTCGTACCACATTCCAAGAACGGTCATGCACATAAAGCCAGAGTCGTGTCGGTGGCGATTGCCCACGACCACTATCTGCCCGTATACCCGGTCACTGGCTTTCCATTCGGTGGGGCGCCAGGCGACCTTGAGCAGATCGCTCTTTTTCCAGTTTTCGTACAGCTGTGGGTTTGCCATCATCCCTCCTAGTACGGCAACTCTGCGCAGTCCGGAAACGGCAGCCCTACGGGCCCCATCTCGTCAAGGGCTTTGTTGTAGGCGTCGTCCGATGGGGCCGCATTGTCGCGCTTGGCCTGCTCGTAGGCGCCGACCATGAAGTCGATCTCGTCCGAGGTCGGGCGCATGAACCCGACCTCGGCAACGATGTACTCGCGGACCGTCGCGTGCCCCTTGAGGCTGCCGCCGTCACGCTCGTACAGCGCGATGGCCCATGCCTCGGTGTATCCCGTGTGGTCCATCAGAATAGACCCTCTTGCGCAGGTTCGAGCTCGGGCGCGGCCTGGCCGTCAACGTAGGCCTCCATGGCGGCCAGTGCATCATCCAGCGTGCCGCCGAACTGCCCCACGCGCTCGATCGGTTTCCCAGCTGACTTGGAGAGCGCAGCAAACATGTCCTTGTCCGTTAGTGCCAGTTCATTCATCTTGGCCATGAACGTTTCGCGGTCGCTGAAACTCGCCGTCCAGTGGGGCCCGTCTTTAACCTCGCGGGCCGTGCTGTCGATCACGTCATCGTCCTGAGCGGCCACGGCCTCGCTGATGTTGGCCAGCTCTTCCATGCGGTCCTGAGCCCGACCGATGCGCAGGTGCAGCTCGTTGATCCGGGTTGCCAGCGCGTCGGGATCGTCCCACACGTCGGCGTCGCCACCGTACTGACCGGCGACCATGCCATCGATCTCGTCCGCGCCCAGGCGGTTGCGCTCGACGTCCGGCGCGATCGCGCGGATGCCGGTGCTCAGTGCGCGGTATCGGAGCATGAGCACCGGCATCTTGTCCCACGTGAACCGGTTGCGCCCGGGCCAGCCGGCCTTGTCAGCTTCGGCCATAGTCAGCGTATGCACGTACGGCTCGGTGGCGCCCTTGAGCCAGAACTCGATCACGCAACGCTGGTCCGTGCTCTCCTTGATCGCGTACGTGTGCCCGTCCTTGCGGTATTGGGCCACCAGCACTTTGGTGAACTTGCCCACCTGGCCCTGACCAGGCGAGTAGAGCGACTGTACCGATTCCATGGGCCCCAGCCCCATCTCGCGGCCGGTGAGCATGAGCACAACCGCCTTCTCTGGTGTGAGGTCTTTGTGCCCCAGGCCGGACCGGACGAACATCTCGCCCATCTGCATAAGCTCTGCGGTGCTGTACACCTGGAGCCCGTTGTGCTGTCGCACTGCAACTGCTGTGCTTGCCATGTTGTTCCTCCTACCCTACAATGGGTGTGACTGATTGCGGGGCGGGCGCGCCTTTGGTCGGCAAACTGTCAGGGGCGTCTGTCCCAATTGCCTCAGCATCGAGCGCCGCGTCATAGTCTGACAGCGCCCATCCGAACTCTTCTGCCTCTTCCTGCGCAATGTCTGCTGCCATGCTATGGCTATCACCGATCACTCGGTCTCGTCTCGCGTCATCTCGTCCACGCCCGCCGCGCCGATCAGGGCGGCTGCTACGCCAGCCAGCAGCAGGCCGTGCAGGACGAACACCACCGTTGCTACGATTGCGGCGATCGTTATCGCCACGTCTGCTCCCTTCATATCTCATACCTCCTCCTAGCTCCGCTTCTCTCGTGTCACCGCTTCTCTCGCGCAGTCATAGTCGGTCACAAACTGCGCGTAGCTCTGCCACTCCCGTATCTTGTCGCGCATTCGTTGGCGAATCTCGCGACCCTTGGCTAGCATGGGTGTGTCTCCGTAGCGCTCTGCCTGTACTGCCATCACGCGATCTTCCTGGTCGATGAACTCGAGCACTGCCGCCGACGATGCTCCTGGGAACTCGTATTGGGCTCGGCACACGTCTCGGACTGGCCTATGCTTCTTGTGTCGCTTGCTCATCGTCCGCCTTGCCCTGGGCTCGTATATGCGACCACACTGCAAGCACGATCTGGGAGCTGCCCAGCACTGCGTTGCCAACCATCACGATGGCGAACACCTCGGCGCATCCCGTCACCGACCACACCGCAGCCGCCACCAGCGTGTTGCCGCCAGCGACTTCGAGCCAGGCGTACTGCGACCAGTAGCGGCCGTATCGTGTGTGGTCATTCAGCGTGCGCACCAGGTAGGCGTAGGCTAGGCCCAAGAAGAACCAGAGGCCCGCGATCACCGGCCACTGCGACGACAGCGTGAATGTGACCATCTGCATCACCGTCCTTTCCTCCACCAGCCGCGGACGTTGCCAACGGTCACAATGGTGAGCGAGGACACGTAGGCCAGCGCGACCAGCGTCAGTAGAAAACCGGCCATTATTGCGCCGCCGCCCCGTACTCGGGCTCGGGATCGACCAGAACCCTCGACTCCATCACACCCTCGACCTTGCGCAACCAGCCGATAGCTTTGAGCGACTCCTCCAACTCAGCAATCCGCGCATCCTGAGCCGGATGAGCGCGGCTGACTCGTCTAGACGGGCCATCAGCACGGGCATGGCTTTTACGATGCCGCGCAGGCACGACAGCACTGTGCCTGCGTCCAGGGGCTCGCCTAACGGCTGCAGGCCCATCGTTTCGGAGACCCAATCGATGGACGCCCGCGCCGATGCGTTGCGCTTGTTGATCTGTGCCTGTGTCTTGGGACTCATGCTGCTTCCTCCTCTTGTTCCTGTTCCTTGCCCACGTGGGCGGCCTGCAACATCTCTGCGATCTCGGGCGCCACGCGGACGATCATGGCGTCCGCCTCTTCCTGCGTGGGGATCACGCGCGTGACCATGAACGGTCCGATCTGCGTGGTGACCTTGCGGTCCTCTTGTGTCTGGGTGCTCTCTTGCGGTACCATGCTTGTAATCCTGTCCTACCCCTCAAGGGGTGTGTGATGGAGCCTGAGCAGATTATTACGTTGGCTGTAGCTATCTACGGCGCGGCCCTTGCCACATTCAATGCAGTGAGGGCATTCACCTATGAGCGGCGTCAGAGCGGACGACTCGAAGTCGACATTGATGCAATCGGCTACGGGCAGGCTAGTCATGTCGTGCTTGGTGCGATCAAGATGACCATCACCAACGTTGGCGTTAACGATGCGACCGTCGTGGCCATCGGTTTCCGGCAACGCGGTGACAAACGTAATCTGCCGATCGGTGCCAAGAGCGAGTTGCCGCGCACACTAGCAGGAACGCACCAATGCTCCTTTGATCTTGCGGCCAACGGCAGTCTGCCGCCGCTCAGTAGTATCACTGGCCTTTGGGCCCGTGATACCCTTGGTCGCTATGCCCGCGTTCCTCGGCGGCGGCTTCGCGAGACGCTTGCAAAGCATCCGTGGCCAGACGCTCCAAAAGGCTGATCTGGTGCTGCACCTCTCGCCACGGTCGTCTGCCAACGCTCCATCCAAGCGTGAATGCCGATAGCGATGTGGTCGCCAGGCCCAAAGCCAGCGTGATCCAGTCTTGCACACTCACGCTCCCACCTCCTTTGCCTCTGCGGGCTGCATGCCATCAGTACGCGCGAGCGTACTGATGGACTCATTCCTAGGCAAAATAACTGACACTATGTCGCCGTGCTTGTCGGGAAACGCTGCAATGAACGCATTCATTACCTTGAGCCCCGGCTTGCGTTCGCCGTTGAGAATCTTGACCAACGTGCTCCTACTCAGGCCGAGATACGCGGCCAGTTCCGTCTTTGTTCTGTTCCCCTGACAACTCTTGACTAGCTCATCAAGCGTCATGCTTCCCTCCTCGCGTACTACTATACGCAGTATAGTCGATAGAGACGCACTTGTCAAGGACTCTTGTACGCATATTCGTCCACAACACGCTATTTCGGGTTATAATCTAAGCATGGATCAGAACATCCTCGGCAGCAGAATAGAAGACATGCTTGAGCTGCGCGAGTGGTCGGGTCGCAAGCTTGCGTTCAAGTCAGGTTTGACAAGCTCGCACGTGTCAAAGATCATCCGCCCGAGCTTGAGGACATCGATGTGCTGCGCCGCGAGCTGCAGGCGGCCGTCGACCAGGGGCAGGTGAAGGCGGCTAGGGCGATGCTGTCCGGGCTGCTTGACCACATCGTCGTGCTTGACGGAACCCTTCAGGTGCGCTATCGTCTGGGCTATCGGTCTGTGCCCCCTTTTTGAGTGCCGACATGGATACACTCAACTCTCCCTTGGGGGTACTAACCGTATCCATGTCGGATGCAAAGAACAAGCCCCGCACATCATAGTGCGGGGCTGTTTGCTGTCTTGCACAACACAACGCCCCCAGGGCGCCGTCAAACCCCAGGGGCGCTGTGCGGAGGAAGGTGAGGTCAGCCGGTATGCACCCGTCAGGGCCAGCTACCGCCTGTTGGGCAGGTCAGTTGGGTTCCGGCAAACTCGGCGCTCGGTCCTGAAGGTCGTAAATAAACGTGCTACCCGCGCCGATACACAAACATGTGATGATGCGCCCCACCATGGGCATCGCATCAAATACGGGTAGCGCGTTGATGCCAGTGGCCCAGCCGCCAAGCGATCCCAACAGCACGGCAACATAGCCAAGCCAGAACAGGTCAAGGTTGAACTTCTCCCATGCCGGCTTGACCAGCTTGTCAACGAGCTGCTCGAGAATCCACGCGGCCATAATGGCCAGGGCCAGAGATTCATAGTTCATGCTATCCTCCTACGGGTTGGGTCCATTCCACCAAGTTACGATCAAACCGCCTAGCCCGCCCATCCCTGCAATCACAGCGATGATGCGGCTCTCTAGTTTGCGGGCGTGGTCGACCTCGCCGATGCGTTTGTCGATCCCGTCCATGCGGGTTTCGTGGTTTTCCGCGCACACCTCCATGCGAGTCACACGGTCATGGTCGGCCGCCAGGCGTTGGTTGGTGAGGCGTTGTTCGCCCTTGATCTCGCGCAGCTCCTGGAGGATGTTGATGTTTTGCTCCTCCAGGCGGGCCAGCGTCACGCGGCCGTTGGGGGTGTCCGGCGGTGGGGTCATGATTTTAGCGTCTCCTCTAGACGGTAGTGCAACTGGATCAGTGACAGATGTATCTCGTCAGCGCGATCGGGCCTGCCGCTCTCACGCGCGCGGCGCATCTCCTCCATCCACCAGCGGCACTTGTCTGCCAGCGTGGCCGGGTCTGTGGCCGTTTCGTCCATCGGCAGGGGCTCGCGAGGGGCAGGGATCACGCTGATCTGCCAAGCCGTGAAATCGCGCACCTCGGGCTCTTTCAGCTCGAAATCCCACCACGTTTGTTCAGCGCCCAGCGTGTACACAAAGGCGGCCAGCATCAGCGGGTCGTTGGCCATCTCTTGGTCAAGCCACTGGAGTTGCGGCCTGTAGGCATTCCAGGTTTGTGCCCACGTGCGCCAGCCGGTGCGAGCGCAGCCTACAGGTTGCACCCCGCCATCGATGCCCGTTTCGGTCAATAGCCAGGGCGGCGAATCGAACCCCGCGTCAGCCCAGCGCTCGATGATACCCCGGTAGCGCAGCGCGTGGTGGGCATATCGATCGGTCATGAACGGCGCCGAATAGCCATGATAGCCCATCAGATCACACGCTTTGGCCATGGGGATCATCTCGACAACGTCGGGCCAATCGGGCCAGCCCACGGCGAAACTGCCGCCCACCACGCGCATGCCGCGGGTGTGCATGATGTTGGCCCAGGCAATGGTGAACACGATCAGCGCCGCGCGTTTGGCCGGGTCGCCCATGAACGGTTCGTTGGGGCCTTCCCAGGCGTAGACATAGGGCGCCCGCTCGTAGGCCTCGCGACAGCGCTCGAAATACGCCTCGGCACCTGCCTGGCCGCGCACGATGAACTGATCCATCTCGACATCGTCGCCGCCGATCCACACGCGGCCGATCACGTTGACGCGGTCGGGATTGACGGGGCAGTCGTTTCGCTCAGGTGGGTCCATGATCTTGAGCCACTCAATAGGCGAATCGGCCAGCGCGGCTTTGAGCCATTTGCATTTCGCCAGCGTTTGCACGTGCCATGATATTTTGCTAGGCCCCACGAATGCCTCCTTTCCAATGAACGGTAACGGGTCGACGTATCCGAAATAGTCGCTGTTATGTTGCGCCCTGATCCACAGCGCCAAGTGCAGGTGCGGGCCTGTAGAGCGTCCTGTGTTGCCGCTCAGGGCCACGATCTGGCCGGCCTCGACTGTGCCTGATGCCAGAACCGCCGACAGGTGGGCCAACACGACCTTGCCCCCAAGCTCGTCCGATTTGATATCGACGTGCAGCCCGTAGGCCGACTCCAGATGCCCGTTGGCCACCAGCTTGCCCGATATTGGCGCCCGAATCGGCGTGCCCACTGGTACGGCGAAATCCACGCCCTCATGGCCCGGCAGGTTGAATGGCGCGTACCATTCGGGATTCTCGCCAAACCGCTGCGAGATACGCGCCCCTGGGCAGGGGTGCACTAGCTTGATCACGACGCCACCTGGAACTCTGGGTAGGTCAGCCCGTCGCCGCTATTGTAGAGAATCGTCAAATCGGCGACGGTCAGCGCCCGATCCCACAGCATCAGTGGCCCCAGGCGATAATCAGGATTTCCAAAATCGCCATAGACTACAACCAGATCAGTCCCGTTGGCTGCGCTCGGCGTATTCGCATTCGAATCTTGCCACGCCTCGGCGTCTCGGCTCGATGATACCGTGCCGTCTGCCGCTTGTTGAAAAGCGAGTAACATCCATGTGCTACCTGTCAGAGATGCAATATGCGAATAGTGGCCCCATTCCCCCCAGGGAACATTTGTGAATGGAGCCGCGTTATTGTAGGCCAGTCGGACTTCCCATCCCTCGTTACCGAAAGGCGCGTATCCTGTTTTTGCTATGCCCATGTAGTGGCCAGCAACCCACGGCCACCGATCACACCAAATCCAAAACGCGACCGTAAACGCCTCCGTGCCAAAGTCCCATTTTTCGCCTACAGCGTAGGCGCGTGTCAACGATTTGGCCTCATCATTGACCTCTAGGCAGGTCGGATAAACGTGGCCAGTTGCGCTACTGCCGATGCCTGCGGCGTCGTCGGTCAGGGTGTAGTCGTTGATCAGTTCGGCCCGGTCGCCGCTGGCTTCGTTCATGGGCCAAAACGCGACGGCGTTGGTCATCAATGGTCCGAGCGTCGCCACCTCGGGTGCGGCAACCTTCGCGATCTGTCGTCTGTCTCTACGCATGGCGCCCCCTAAACCAGGATACAGCCGACGGTCAGCGTGCGCGCCGCGCCCTAGTCCGCGTCGGTGTCATCGTCCTGCTTGGCGGCGAACCGAATGTACGGCGGCAACATCGCCATCTGCGCAATGGGCAACAGAATGGGGTCGCTGGTATCGGCCATGATCTTGACCACGGCCTCGTCCTCGTCCTGGATGCTGTTCGACCAACTGCCGGTGCTGGTCCACCGCCCCTCAATCTCGAAATGGTCCAGGTCGGTCATGGCCGCCGGGACCGTCAGCATGGCGGGCATCCCGCCGTGCGAAATGTCGAGCTGGTCAGAAACGGCCGCGCCGTTGGCGATCCCCAGCTCCACAGCGGTGTAACGTTGCGGGCTGTTCTCGAATACGACTTGATCGGTCATGATGCCTCCTAGTGGCTCCACCAAACGAAATATGGACGGCCGGGGCTCAGTTCTTGCATGGATTGCACAAACTCCCTGACCGGCCCTTCAATCTGACTTACCCAAATCAGCCACGGGCGTATGCCCGTCTCCGCTTCGACGCGATCCATGCAGCGCTCGAGGTCTTGGTCCAGCGTCAACGTGGGGCCGGTTGCTGGCGTTGGTTGCGGCGCTGCGTCCGTTGGCCCTGGCGTCGCCGTCACCACCATGACGGTGGGCATCGGCGGGCACTTTGGGCAGGTATAGTCGCACTCGAAAAATAGCCGCATCCAGCCAAACGCGCTGGTGCAATCGGGCCCGCACCCTGTGGGATAATCGCCGCCCTCGTGGGTCTGCATGGTCACGGCAACCCCGCCACCGTCGATCACCCGGAACGTGTAGCGCCCCGGCGGGTTTGCCGGCTCGACCTCGATGATCGCGCTGGCGTCGTACCAGCCGTCCCAGGTCGTTGGCGTTGGGAGTGGCGTCGGGCTCGGGCCCAGCGTCGCTGTCGGTCGAGGTGTCCAGGTAGGCGCTGGCGTGCTGCTAGGCGTTGGCGTTTCGCCGCTCGCCTGTGCTGTAATGCTCACGGCAACGGGGTCCGTGCCCTTGAGCCAGGCCACATGGACCGTGTTGTCTCGCAGCGACGCCGTCCCGCCGGACGCCCTAGCGGATACAATCGTGCCATCGACCGTCAGCCTGGAGGACGTTTGCGAGACGCTCACGCACCAGAGCACGGTCCCACTGGCATCGGTAGCTTTGGCGTTGCCGCCGTCTCGCGTCACCATCACGTTGGCGACGCCCGCGCCGCCTTGGTCGCGCACCGTGACCACGATACAGGTCTGCGATGCAGCTTTCACTGCCCCTGCCCTCGAGGAGCTTGCAGTAAAAGCTGCGCCTACCTGGTGCGGCCGCGCACCAGATCCTGCAAAAAGCACGCACACCAGCGCCAACAGCACCCCTACACGCCGCATGGTCACGGCAATCGTTCCATCAACCCGGCCCAGAACTCTTGCATAATCATCGCCCACGGCATCCGCTTCGCGATGTCTGCGTCGGCTAGCTGCGTGATCGTCTCGTTAATCAAGTCGGTCTCGTCGCCCTCTTTCCGAATGGCAACATTGATTGACACGCTGAATCTGGCCATCAGAACCCCCTATGCCGCTCGCGTCCAAAAACAGGAGCCGTGCAAATACCTCATCGTGACCGTGTCGGCATTGTACATATAACACTTCAAGTCAATCACATACGTTCCTGCAACCACCACAGGCGACCGCAGCGGCCCGAGCCCCTGGTGCTGCCACGTATTCGCTACCGGTTGCCCCATCAAGGCCAAGTCGCCCTGCTGGCTGCTGCCAATGAAAACGTCAAACGCCGCCGCTGCTGTTCGCACTGCGCTGCCACGGGCGCTCCAGCTGTACGAATACCAAATGTACCCCGAGACGGGTAGCGTGATCGACATTTGCGCGGCACTGTTAGGCCATGCCACGTATGATCCCGATGTCGTCACCGTTCGCTGTGTCCCGTCGGTAGCGTTCGCGCCTGGATGCACCCATTCCTCTGCCACGCCAGCCCGTCCCACATATTCCTGACGCTCGAGCTGGGCCACTCGACGCCGCAAAACTTCCACGTCGCCAATCAGGCGCTCAACTACAACGTCAGACATCGGCCGTGCTCACCTTCCGGGACTCGCCTCGCGCGTTGACTGTGATGGTAACGCCCATGATCTTTTTCGTCACACGGTCGCCCATAAACTCGGCACTCACCAAGTCGCCCAACCCGTAGTGGATCCCGTACGCACTGCCCACCGTCTGCTGGATCTGGAACTGGAGCGACCGCTTAGGCTCTCCAGCCTTCAAGGCGATGTCTCCTAACGCATTCAAGCCAGCGGTGGACGACTCCTGCCGCGCGTCCTGGAACTTTTCGCGCCGGTTGATCCCCGACTCGGCTATACGCGGCGCATCGGTGCGCCACACCGTCTCGCGTTTCTCGGCCTCTCCCTGACCTGCCACCAGCACGGCATTCACTTCGTCGGCACGCGACACCGTGAGCTTCGGGCTGGCCATGTTTCCGTTCCCTAACGCAAACACCACGCTATCTGTCTTGTCGTCGCCTAGCTGCCCCTCATACCACTTGAACTCATAGGCCGCGGCGCCCGTACCTACAACGGCAAAGTCGCCACCGCCCACAGTCGCAATGGCTCGGCATGTCTCGTACAAAAGGTCGTAAGCTGCTGCCATCGGGACCGTGTCGCCCGTCGCGCCATCGGCTTCGACCGACAGGCCCGTGATCGCCCGCGCGCCAGCGCCTGAGCCTGCCTGAGCTGTCACCCACGCCTTGATGATCGTTTCTGCAACGCCGCTCTTGGTGCCGCCGCTGCTGCCAGCCGCGGCCTCGATGATGCGGCGAACCAACAGATCGTTGTACCCGCGCCCGGAGATCTCGGCCACCAGCCCGCCCTGGCTGTCCAGGTAGTACGCCATGTTGCGCACTACCCCTTCATGCTCCAGAGACCAACCAATGCCCCTGGCGTTATCTCGCCACCAGAACTCGACCTGGCCATCGAGATCGAATTGCTCCACCACAGGATCCTCGGCGTTAACCTGCACCGCCCACGCCCCCAGGCCGTTGACATAGGGCGCGATGCTGAACCCCCACCAGTCATCGACCACCGCGACATACTTGCCCACCGCGTTCTTGAGCCGGACCTGCCAGACGACGCTCACGCTATGACACCCTCATGATGTACGCCAGCGCATAATACTGAGGCCGGTTGTCCACCGTTGACTGCGCCGACTGCGTGGGCGCATAGATCGTATGGTTATGCCCGCCGTCGTCGTAGAGTCCCGTGGCGGTTGTCGCTCCGGTGCCGCTCTGGGCAAGCGTGTTGCTCCAACTGAGCCCGTGCCCATGATCGGGCTCGGTGTCGGTCGAAAAATTGGTTCCATGCGTATGGGCCATGTCTCGCGAGTCCTCACCGCCAGTGGCTGCTGGAGCGTAGGCGTCTCCGGCCCCTACCACGAACTTGTCGGTCAAGTCCGGCGTTCCGCTTGACCCATCACACAGCGTGTAGCCGCTCGGGATTGACGCAAGCGACCCGTACCACAAAACGATGGCCCCCACGGGCAAGCCGCCTCCGAGCAACGTCGCCGCTTCGTACCCGTCCACGGTATCGGCATCCAAGCCGTTGCCCGTGCCTGTGTTGAGTCTGGCGTTGGCCAGCTTGCCGGACGTGATCTCGGTCGCCGCGTGCGCATGACTCGCTGCCGCAAATGCAGACGCCTCACTACCGTCAACCGTGTCGGCGTCCAAACCGGATCCCGCGCCGCCCGAAACGGATAGCTGCCCGCCGTCCTCAACCAGATTGTCTCCGGCCAAGTCGGACGCATTGACGCTCAACGCCGAGCCCGCGCCGCCTGACAGCCCAGTGCCTGCAATCGCCGCGTCCAGCATGTCCACATCAACCATGGTCGCGAAATGACAATAGGCTCGCACGTCGGTCACGCCAGTGATGGCCCCCGAGCTGTCGATCACGTAGCGGAAAAGCTCGAGCTGCCACAGGCTGTCATCGGTCTGCGTCATGCTCGGATAGTCCCCGGACGTGCCTTCCTTGGCCAGCAACCGCACCGTATACTGGCCCACGCCAGCGTCGACCCAATCGCACTCGAGCACTACGCTGTCCTTGCGTGTCGTCCCCGCATTGTTTGGCGTCAAGTCCAACGACGCCGTATTCCAGTAGACATGGCCCTTGACCACGGCGATACCGGTGTTGACGCGGATCGTGTTGGCTGCTGGCGCCGTCACCTCCAGCGTCTTCCACGCACCAACTAGCACGCCTTCGGACGCGCCCGACATGGCCGTGAACAGCGCCTCCCAAACCTGATCCCACTCGGCTGCGGTGTACTCGCGGCCATCGCCAACTTGCGGCCCGGATGTCTCCGGCCAAGGCAAAGAAAACTCGGTCACGCTGACCTCCTATACTGCTGAATACTGAGCATTGAACCGGATCTCTGCCCGTGTACTCGTGGTCCCGTTCACAAACGAAATGTGCATCGTGTTGCTCCCGCCCAACCCTTCTGGATGCGGGGCCAGGTGAAACGTAAAGTCGCTATCGTTCGCTAAAAAGTCGGCCAACTCGGTGTTGTCCGTGCTGCTCTCGACACTCTTGACACCGTACCCCAGGTCCACCGTGACGACCTCGGTGCTGCCGATGCTGTGGCCTGTCAGGTCCAGCTTCTCATCGGTCGTCTCGTTCTCAATCAAAAAGTCTTCTGCCGGGCCATAGACGTACACTTTCGGGTTGACTGCTTCGGTCCCCACGTAGGTACGCACTTGTGTAACGTCCAGCACTGAGGCGCCAAACCCCTCGGGCAAGCCCACGCCGTACCCCCAGGTGCCGTCACCGGAGCCCAGGGCGTAGCTCCAAATCGTCGTCGTCGGGTCGTACCACATCGGCTTGCTGGCCGTCAATCGAAACGCCGACGCCGTGCGGTAAACGCCACCCTTGGCCTTCGTCGGCATCGTGAGTTGCCCGCCGTACCGAACGGCCATATACCGCTCCACCCCGCCGTCCAGTTCAATAGCGAAAAACAAATCTTCCCCAATGTTCTTGAGCATCGACGCCAGCGCCAAGCGTGCTGCTTGATACGTCGCGTCGCTCG